CAGCTCTCGACGTGGCTGGAAAAGGCCACTGACACGCCCGTCACTGATCTGCGGAAAGACACGGTTGCCGCTATGCTGGAAAGCAACGCTGTGACCGGCTCGGCTAACCGGATGCTTGAAATCCGGCAGGAGCTGGGTAAGACCAGCACCAAGAAGTACGACGCTATCGAGGCCGCTGTGTGCGGCGATGGCCGGGTACGAGGGCTGCTTCAGTTCTACGGAGCCAACCGCACAGGCCGCTGGGCGGGCCGTCTCGTGCAGGTTCAGAATCTCCCGCGCACCTACATTGGGCAGCTCCCGCTGGCTCGTGAGGCCGTCAGGAACAAGCAGGAGGACAAGCTGCGGTTCCTCTACGGCTCCGTGCCTGATACCCTGTCCCAGCTCATCCGAACGTCATTTGTGGCGTCTGAGGGCAACAAGCTGGTGGACGCTGACTTCAGCGCCATCGAAGCCCGCGTCATTTCGTGGCTGGCAGGAGAGCAATGGCGGCTCGAAGTTTTCAGGACGCACGGAAAAATCTACGAGGCGTCGGCCAGCCAGATGTTCGGGGTTCCGCTGGAAAAAATCAAGAAGGGCAATCCCGAGTACGCCCTGCGGCAGAAGGGCAAAGTCGCTGAACTGGCCCTTGGTTATCAGGGCAGCTCCGGCGCTCTCATCGCAATGGGCGCTCTGAAAATGGGCATCCCAGAAGACGATCTGCCGGACATTGTTTCCCGCTGGCGGGACGCCAACAAACGCATTGTGGACCTGTGGTATTCCCTCGAAACAGCTGCGGTCTCTGTCATCAAAACGGGGATTTCTGCCGGTGTCCGGGGGCTTGTGCTGGCCCGCGAGATGGACATCGAGAATGGTCTGGACTTCCTCACCATCACGCTGCCCAGCCGCCGGAAGCTCTACTATGCGAAGCCTGCTCTCGGGGAGAACCAATGGAACCGGCCATCCATCCTCTACCACGGCGTCAACCAGACCACGAAGCAATGGACGCAGCTCGAAACCTACGGCGGCAAGCTCGTGGAGAACTGCGTTCAGGCCATCGCCCGGGACTGCCTTGCGATTGCCATCGAGCGGCTGGAAGCCGCCGGATTCCCGGTGGTCTTCCACATCCATGACGAGGTTGTGGTGGATTGCCCGGTCGAGAAGGCTGACCTTGACGAGGTGGTGAGGCTGATGTCTCAGCCCATTCCGTGGGCGCCGGACCTCCCCCTGAACGCGGACGGCTGGGTCGGGGACTTCTTCAGAAAGGATTAAAGCCATGATTACCTACAAGAACGCAGAGGGCTATCCTGACCCCACCGTAGGCGAGGCCATGAGCAACATCGCTCAGGAGGAACGCCGCAAGGAGGCCGACCGGCTCGCCGCCATCAGCGCCCTCATCCCCGTGATGAAGCAGACGGCGGAGCTGGTCGGGTTCGAGGTCGTTGGCCGGATCGTCCTCATGGACAAAGAAACCGGAAAGAAATACAGGTAACGGAAGGAGGTCGGAGCCATTGGTCAATGACCGCCAAATTACAATCTCTGTCGGCAATAACCGAAAGAGCGTCAACTGGCAGCCTCAGACCCTGATGCTGTCGGAGTTCTACGAAAAGCTCCGAATCCCGAGCCGTTCAACGGAAACGATGCAGGAGTACCTAAACCTGAAGAAATCCGAACAGGATGACCGAAAGGACATCGGCGGATTCGTTGCGGGATCGTTGTCAGGTCCCCGCCGTAAAGCGGGAACCGTTACTGGGCGCGAAATCATAACGCTCGATTTCGACACCATTCCGCCGGGAGGCACTGATGAAATCCTGAAACGAGTTGACGCGCTTGGCTGCGGATATTGCATCTATTCTACGCGGAAACATTCGCCGGCCAGCCCCCGGCTCCGTATTCTGCTGCCCCTTGACCGCACGGTCACGGCGGACGAATACGAGCCGCTGGCCCGGTACATGGCGACCTGCATCGGCATGGAGTTCGCTGACCCGACCACGTTCGAGGCCACGCGGCTGATGTACTGGCCGAGCTGCTGCAAGGACAGCGAGTTCGTCTTCACCTTTGGCGACAAGCCGATGGTGTCGGCGGACGGCCTGCTGGCAGCGATGAACGAAAAATACGGGGACTGGCGTGACGTATCGAAGTGGCCGCAGGTCCCCGGAGCGGATAACGCCTACAAAAAGCTGGCGATGAAGCAGAGCGACCCCCTGAGCAAGAGCGGCGTGGTGGGGGCGTTCTGCCGGACATACGACATCTACGGCGCGATGGACACGTTTCTGGACGGTATCTATGCGCCGGTAGATGATTCCCGAGGCAGATACACCTACCTCGGCGGCAGCACGACCGGCGGAGCGGTGGTGTACGATAACGGAATGTTTCTGTACTCCCACCACTCCACCGACCCCTGCTGCGGCAGGCTCGTCAACGCTTTTGACTTGGTTCGCCTTCACAAGTTCGGCGACCTCGACGATGGCGCTGACCCAAACACGCCCACGAACAGGCTCCCATCCTACACGGCGATGTGCAACCTCGCAGTGGAGGACGCGCGGGTCTCCCGGCAGCTGGCGAAGGAACGAGCCGATTCTGCTGTCAGCGATTTCAGTGGCCTGACCGATTCGGCCAGCGAGGGGGACAGCCTCGACTGGACGATGGAATTGGAGCTGAACAAGCAGACAGGCACGATAAAGGCCACCATCGACAACATCTGGCTCATTCTTGAAAATGACCCGAACTTGCGGGGCAAGTTCGCGCTGAACGAGTTCGCCGGACGCGGCGAAGTGCTGGGGGACCTGCCGTGGAGCGCATTTGACAAAAGAAGGGGCTGGACAGACAACGACAATCAGGGCCTCTACTGGTACTTCGAGAAGGTCTACAAGATCACCGGCAACGGGAAAATCGACGGCGCTCTCTCCCTGCACAGCGAGAAGCACAAGTTCAACGATGTGCGGAACTATCTGACCTCGCTGACGTGGGACGGGCATCCACGGCTCGACACGCTGCTCATTGAGTACCTGGGCGCGGAAGACCGTCCGTATGTTCGTGCTGTCACAAGAAAGGCTTTCACGGCTGCCGTAGCGAGAGCTATGGAGCCGGGGTGCAAATATGACACCATGCTCATTCTTGTGGGGCCGCAGGGCATCGGGAAGTCTACACTCCTCGACAAGATGAGCAAGGGCTGGTTTAACGATGGAATCAGGACGTTTGAGGGCAAGGAGGCCAGCGAGCTGCTGCAAGGCGTGTGGCTGGTCGAAATCGGCGAGCTGGACGCTTTCCGGCAATCCGACACCGCCCGCATCAAGCAGTTCCTCTCCCTTCGCGCAGACCGGTTCCGGGCGGCGTATGGGCGGCACGTCAAGGATATTCCGAGGTGCTGCGTGTTCTTCGGCACCACGAATACCGCCACGTTCCTGAGAGACCGCACCGGCAATCGCCGGTTCTGGCCGGTCGATGTCGGCGTCCAGCCACGTTTGAAGCTCGTGTGGGAAGACCTCGATGACGAAATCGACCAGATTTGGGCAGAGGCCGTCATGCGGTGGAGGCTCGGCGAGAGCCTCATCCTCACGGGCGATTTGGAAAAGGAGGCGATGGCGGAACAGGAATCCCACCGCGAAGTCAGCAGCAAAGAGGGCATCATCCTCGATTTCGTGGACCGGCCTGTGCCGGAGGACTGGCAGAAGTGGCCGCTGGATAAGCGCCGGCTGTTCCTCAACGGGACGGTCGAGGGCAATGTCAAACTGGTTCCAAGAGACCGAATCTGCGCTTTGGAGATTTGGTGTGAAGCCTTTGGCGGGCAGCCGAAGGACTTCCGATATTCGGAATCCGCCGAAATAAACGATATCCTGCGGGCTATGCCCGGATGGGAGAAGACATCGAACGGCCTGCGCTTTGGGTACTGCGGGTATCAGCGCGGGTTCCTACGGAGCAAAGGGAGGTGACGTGCTATGAAACGGAGAAGCAACTTGGAGATCGTCAAGGACTGGGAGGACGTGCGCCGTGCTTTCGAGGCGCAAATGCGGATGTCCTGCGTCCCTGCCGACCTCCACAAGGTCCGGGCCGACCACATCTTCGATGAGGAGAAGTCGGTACGCTGGAACCGCGAGATGGTCGAGAAGAACAACGCCGACTATCAGGCGGAAGTGGCGCGGCTCAACACGGCGAAGAACAAGAGCCGCGACGCCATTCTCGAAAAGGTGTATTCGCTGATTCAGGAGGACGTGGGCCACGACCTGTCACGGGTCAAGGCTGTACGCCTGTGGAATTACGCATGGGATCAGGGCCATGCAAACGGGTTCCCTGATGTCTACTATCACTTGCAGGGCCTGATTGAATTGGCCCGGATGCTCTTGGAGGACTGAGGACAGGAGGTGTCCTGACATGGTGGTGAAAAAGGTTGGCGGCAAGGTCTATGGCGCGGTTCTGACGGCGGCAGAGAAAAAAGCCATGAATATCGAAATCGAGAAGCAGCTTGCGGAGTACACGCGGAAGCACGAAGTAGAGCTGAACGCGATGATTCTGTATGTGCTCCACGAGCAGCTTGGCTTCGGTGAGCAGCGGCTGCGGAGATTCTTCGACCGGTTCTCGGTGGAGATCGACGCCCTCGTCAGGTACTACGAAATGGACGATGAAGATGCCGAGTGGCTCTGCACCAGAAAGCTGCTTGACATGGGCATTGACGTGGCCGCGTGGTGCACCGCCGCTGAAACATTGGGTGAAACATCTGAGCGAAACATTGAATGAAAGTTGAATGTTAGACACGAAAGTCTAACATCAGGGCGGAAAGTCGTTCACAGTTTATTCAATGTTTCACCCCTTGAATGTTTCAATGTTTCGGGAATGTTTCAGCAATGTTTCGCCGTAAACCCGCATGGTTACTGGCTTTTTACCGTTTTGAAACATTGAAACATTTATTCCTAAAGATTATGAAAATAGAGAGATTAGGGAGATTAGAGAGGTACACGTTATCCTCTAAACTGCCTAAATCGCCTAATTCGCGTAAAGTTACGCGCGCGCGAATGTTTCAGGAGGTTCAGATGAACGAAAGCAGAATTGAGAGGCACCTTGTTGACGGCGTAAAAAGGCTCGGAGGAATGTGCGTGAAGTTCGTCAGCCCTGGGACACCGGGGGTTCCTGACAGGCTCATCATCACCGCAACCGGTCGAATCATTTTCGCAGAGCTGAAGACCGAGACCGGGCGCTTGGCGAAGATCCAGCGATATACGATTGGAGAGATGCAAAAGCGCGGTGCAGATGTCCGAGTAGTCAAAGGTCTCGATGAGGTGAAGGCGCTTCTCGCCGAAATTGGAGGGATGCAGGATGGAGTTTAATCCGTACCCGTATCAGCAATATTGCATCGACAGTATCATCTACAATCGGGCGATAGGGCTGTTTTTGGATATGGGTCTCGGGAAAACGGTCATCACGTTGTCCGCTGTCAAAGACCTTCGGTATAACCGATGGGAGGTAGCAAAGCCACTTATCATAGCGCCGAAAAAGGTGGCCGAGGCCACGTGGACCACAGAGGCAAAAAAGTGGGACCACCTGAAGATGATGAGGGTTGTTCCTGTTTTGGGGTCGGCGCAGCAGCGTCTGCGGGCTTTGGCTATGCCGGCGGACGCCTATGTGATAAACCGAGAGAACGTGGTGTGGTTGGTCGAGCATTTCAAAAATGCGTGGCCGTTTGACATGGTCGTGTTGGATGAGAGTTCGAGCTTCAAGAACTCGCAGAGCAAGCGGTTCAAATCCCTGAAGCTGGTTCGCAGTCGGATTCGCAGGATTGTGGAGCTGACTGGCACCCCGTCCAGCAATGGCCTCGAAGACCTGTGGGCGCAGATTTACCTGCTGGATGGCGGGGCGCGGCTGGGCAAGACTTTGGGCGCTTATCGCGACCGGTACTTCGTCCCGGGCAAGCGGAACCGCACAACGATTTTCAGCTACGACCCGAAGGAGGGCAGCTTCGAGATGATAAAGCGGGCCATCAGCGACATCTGCATCAGCATGAAGGCCAGCGATTATCTCACCTTGCCGGACGTCATTCATAACGACATCCCGGTGGCTCTTGACGCTGCGGCCAAGAAAGCCTACGCGCAGTTGGAGACAGACCTGCTGTTGCAAGTGGACGAAAACACCATCACCGCGCAGAGTGCCGGCGTCCTCACGGGCAAGCTGCTTCAGCTTTGCAACGGGGCGATCTACGATGAGAATCGGAGGGCCGTTGAAATCCATCGCTGTAAAATCGACGCCTTCATGGAGCTGATTGAGCAGCTGAACGGCCAACACGCTTTGGTGTTCTACAACTTCCAGCATGACCGGGACCGGCTGGTGGCGGCGCTGGCTGACACAAAGCTGCGGGTCCGGGTTTATTCCCGGGCGCAGGACGAGGCCGACTGGAATAACGGTGAGATCGACATCCTGCTGGCTCATCCTGCAAGCTGTGGCTACGGGCTGAATCTTCAGCGCGGCGGCCACCACGCCATCTGGTTCGGGATGACATGGAGTTTGGAGCAGTACGAGCAGGCCAACAAGCGGCTGCACCGGCAGGGGCAGGAGCATCCGGTGGTTATCCACCATCTGATTGTCCAAGGCGGCATGGACGAGGCCGTCATCGAGGCCCTTCACGATAAGGGCGATATGCAGAACGCGCTGCTGAACGCGCTGCGCGTCCGTATCAGCAAAATTCGCAGTTAAAAAAGGAGGAGGTTCCCGTGAGCATGAGCAAGGACGAAATTGCCGAGATCGTCAAGGTGGCGGCGGCTGAGGTTCTCGCCCGGAAGGACGAGATTTTGGATGAGGAATACGATGCCCGGTATCACGACGTCAACTTGTTGATGAAGAACTACCGGAAGCTGAAGGCCCACTACTCCCATGTCTCCCCCGAGACTTTGGAGGTCAGCGCCATCTGTTCGATGCGCCGGAAGACCGGGCTGATGATGAGCCATGTCGATAAGATGCTGGCAGCGTATGAGGCCATGTGCAAGGAATCCATCAACCCGGACGAGACCCGCCGCTGGGAGGCTCTGTATCTTCGTTACATCCACTCTCCCCGGATGAGCGTCGATGACATTGCGGAGCAGCTGTGTATCGATAAGCGCACATTCTACCGTGACGTCAACCGGGCGATGGAGGATATGGCCGTGCTGTTGTTCGGCATTGAGGCCATCGGATCGTGGAAGCACAAGAGAGCTTCGGACAGCAAAAAGTGAGACACGCAGGAGGTTTGCCGCCAGTCGGCAGCCTCCTGTTTTTCTTGTTTTACGATCACTTTTGCAAAAATTTTTTCCGAAAAAATTTGAAAAAAGACTTGAAAAACACGACTTAAAGTGATATAATAAGAATGTAAAGAAAAAAGGGAACCCGCCGAGAGAGAAGCGAAACGGAGGTTGAGAAAATGAGCAAGACGGTTCAAGAAATCGACTGCCTCAAAGCGGAAGCTGAATATCGGAATTGGCGCGAATGCCCGCTTTGGTATTGCGTCAAGACCAAGCTCAGAAACGACGGCACAGTCGAGTGCGAAATTGTTTCCGATGAGAAATCGAAAATCGCGATTGCGATCCAGAGCGCCGAGAAACCGCTGGACGGCGTTTGGGAAGATGCGAGCGGAGTTACATATTACACCTACCACGCCGGTTACAAAGAGGCTGCCAAGCAGGTTGCGCTGGCGAAAGCGATGTAGGCAAATCGAGCAAATCATTTCAGTCATTTACATCACCCTCTTTCACACCGCCGAACGGCGGCTTTTTCTTTGCCGAAAATCGTATTGACAGATGAAAATATCCTCGCCAAGCGCGGTTTCCCGGTAAAACATCCCGTTCTCATACCACTCGCGCCGAACAACCTCGCCATCATTCAATTTTGGCATCTCGGCTTTCGCCAACTCTGCAAGTTCCGCCGCAACCGCAAGCAGAACTGAAGATGCAGCGGTCACTGCTCCTGATTTACGTCATCAGCGAGAAGTTCTTCGATGGTGCAGCCATAGAGCTTGGCGAGCAGGGGCAGCTTGTCAGCCCGGGGCTTAGCCAGCCCGCGCTCCCACTTGCTCACGGCAGATTCCTGAACACCAACGGCCTTGGCTACCTCTCGCTGGGTGGGGATCGCTCCGCGAAGTCTCCGCTCTCTCATCACGTTCATCTTAACACCTCCTACGTGGTCTGCGGTCTGTTTCTGTACTTACATTCTCATTATAGCACTTGTTTTCCTCTATGTCAACTCCTATTCTCATTTTTTCCGAAAAAATTTCTCCCGTTGACAACATGAATTAAAAGACATATAATAGACTTTAAGGAAAGGAGGTGTCCTGATGGACGGATTTGGAGAACGACTGAGGCGCTTACGCAAGGACCGCGACATCACGCAGGGACAGTTGGCGGAGGTTATCGGTGTTGTCCCCTCTGCGGTGGGGAAGTACGAACGCATTCCGCAGTCCTACCCCAGCGTTGAAGCTCTCATTAAGATAGCCGACTACTTCAATGTGAGTATCGACTATCTGCTCAAAGGGGTGCAGGCTGCGCCCTCCGTGGAGAATAATCTGAACGGGCAGATGCTGAACAGCTCCTTCGTTCAGGCCAACCACGGCGGAGTGGTATTTAATGGAGACAGCCAGAAAGCCATATCCCCCGAGGCTATTGAGCTGCTTCGCATTTATGAGACGCTCAATGGTCGCGACCGTCTGAAGCTCCTCAACATCGCCGTGGAATTGGAGGAAGGCTCAAAATGAAAGTAACACTGGACGTCAAAAAGAAGTGCTCCTTCTTTTGGTTGCGCGGCATACGTCGCGCCCGCATCGATAAATGCTGCGCGAAGTGTTTCATCGGTGAGGTATTCCACGAGGTCTACGAGGGAACCCGGTTCAAAGACAAAGCCCATGTGGAGCTGGAATTGCCCGAAGACCGCAGCATAAAGGCGTACTACCTCTGTGGCCTGAGCCGAGGATTCCGGTACGCTGATAACACGCACGTAGCCTTTGTACCCTGCGAAGGGCAGAATATCGAGATAGAGAATGACAAGATTCGGCTTACCATCACTGACGCTCGCCAGATTGACTTTCAGGGATATAAGCCGAATCCCGTCGGCGAATACACCCACGAGCAGCGCACCTGCCGCAACTGGATATTCGCGAACTATCTTCTGGACGGGATGCCGTTGTGAACCGCGCAGCCCTCTACATCCGTGTTTCCACGCTGGAACAGGCGCAGGAGGGCTATTCTGTTGGCGAGCAGAAGGAGCGCCTGATTGCGTACTGCAAGGCGAAGGACTGGATCATCGCCGACATCTATGTGGATGGCGGGTACACCGGCAGCAACCTGAATCGCCCCGGCATCCAGAAGCTCATTTCCGAGACGAACAAGTTCGACCTCGTGCTGGTCTATAAGCTGGACCGTCTATCCCGCTCGCAGCGGGACACGCTTTACCTCATCGAAGAAGTCTTCCGGCCAAAGGGCGTGGACTTCATCTCCATGCAGGAGAGCTTCGACACATCGACCCCATTCGGCAAGGCCATGATTGGCCTCCTCGCTGTGTTCGCCCAGCTCGAACGTGAGCAGATAAAGGAGCGCACGTGGATGGGTCGCGTAGCCCGCGCCAAGACCGGCCTTCACCACGGCGGGGGCCATATCCCCATCGGCTATGAGTACGAGGACGGGCATCTCGTCATCAACCCGTATGAGGCCGAGCAGGTGCGGAAGATATACGAGTGGTATCTTGCTGGTGATTCCCTGAAGACCATCACCGACAAACTTCAGGAGGCGGGGTACACGAACAAGTACAGCAGCTACAACTCATGGACCAGCGTCCGAAACATCCTCGGCAATGAGACCTACACCGGACGGCTGCATTTTGGAGATGTCATAGTGGATAATGCACACGAACCTATCATCAGCAAGGAACAGTTCGACGCGGCGCAGGTTCTCCGTGGCAAGCGGCAGGAACAGTATGGCGGTCAGGCGTTCCAGTCCAAGCATCTGCTTGCCGGCCTCATCTACTGCGGCCACTGCGGAGGCAGATACTACCTACGGAACACCGGCAAGTATTCCTACTACGCCTGCTACTCCCGCACCAAACAGATGAAAAGCATGGTGAAGGACCCGAACTGCATGAACAAGATTTGGAAGGGTGCGGAGCTGGAAGCCATTGTAGACGCCCGGATTCGGGAGCTTCTCAGCTCACCGGAGATGGCCACAGAGATCGCCGCCAGCCGCTCCAAGCCCACCCCAGTCAGCAAGAACGCAGACATCGAAAAGAGGCTCCGGGAAATCGACAAGCAAATCGGCAAGCTCATGGAGCTGTACCAGCACGACGATATACCGCCCGAGCTTCTGGGCGAGCGTATCAACAAGCTCTACAACGAGCGCACCGCTCTGGAATCCACCCTTGCCCCGGTGGTCGAGGATGAGGCCATGCCGTTCGATTTGGTGGAGGCCCTCATCTCGGATGCCGCGCAGGTCTGGGACTTCGCGGACGAGAGCCAGAAACGCCGCATCCTGCAAAGCCTTGTGTCCCGCATTGTGCTCACCGACGATGACGTCAAGATTGAGTGGGCCTTCTGACGGCAAACAAAAAAAAAGCCCTACCGCTGCGTGAGCGGTAGGGCTTTCCTGTTACTTCTCTGAAGACTGCGCGATTGCATTCTGTACAACAGCAGCTGCGGTCGCAGCGGCAGTGCTGGCAGCAACCGATGTTGCATTTGCAGAGCTGGCGCTTTCCAGTGCCGCAGTAGCGGCGGGCAGCGCCTTCTGCTTGCGTACCTCGGCCTCAATGTAGGTGGTGAGGTACTCGGTCAGATCACCATAGGTTTCCTCGATAAAGGCTTTGGTTGCGGGGCTGATCGCCTTGATACAGGCGGCAAGCGCCATAGCAAGGGCCTGCTTCTGAGCCTCCGCGTCAAAGCTGCCGGCCTTTTTCAGTTCATCAACGTAGGTCTGCGAAACGGCAGACACGGCGATACTGACGATACCGGTTACTTCTTCGATGACGTTCCCCAGCAGAATGCTGTTGGTCTGCGCTGCGGCCTCCTCACCTTTCTTCTTTACGAAGGCGGCGACAAAAGCGGACAGCGCGGTCACTGCGGCGGTAACAACCGCCATCAGCAGGTTAAAGACAGCTTCATTCATCAGTCGTACTCCTTACATTTTGGTGCAGTAGTCAAGGCTGACCCAGCCAGCGCCGGATTTCAGCTTGCCCCACTTGCTTGCGCCGGCCCCCGTGGATTCCTCCACAATCGTATAGACACCGGGCTTGATGAAGCCCTTGCGGGCATAGCCGGTGCCGGGGCCAGAACGAATGTTGAGGTCGGTGGCGGTGATTCTCACCGTGTAGTTCACGGCTGCGGAGCCGCCGGCCACCGAGATAGCGTTGGCGTCCACCCAGCCGTACACGTTGCTGGTGGCGTCCGTGTGGATGACGTGGTACGGATGCTTGGCGTTGGCAGAGATAGCCGTAATCTTGGCCGGCCCAGCCTTGGCCGCAGAGCCGCTGGCGGCGTTGGCGCTGGTGTAGTGCTTGCCACCGGCGAAGTTGACCACCGTGCCGATGTCCAGCCCCGCAGCAGGGGTGCTGGGGGTCGAGGGCGCGGAAGGCTGCGCGGTGGAGCCACCGAGCTGCGCCGTGACCTTGCTTGCGAGGTCGCCCATACGGGCGTACATCCAGTCGCCGGGGCAGCTCTTGTTGGCGAACCATCGGTGGACGGTCAAGACCATCTCGTCAGACTTGGGGGAGTAGTTGAGGGTCTTGTTCTTGTCGCCCAGCCAGAGCAGCTTCTTCTTGCCGTTGCGCTTGCAGATGTCCACGCAGAGCGTGATGAGCTTCTGGTACACGACATCCTTGAAGGCATACGGCGCGGTGGTGTCGGACGCGCACTCGATGGTCACGGCTCGCTGGTCGTTGGCGTTGGAGGACGTACACCAAGAACGATTGCCCTCATCCACGCACAGCAGCACCCGGCCATCCACGCCGATACCGTAGTTGCAGGACGCCTGACGGGACGTAGGCGCGAACACGTTGCCCAGCGTCTCCACAGAACACTGGCCTACCACGCAATGCGGGGTGATGCGGTCGATGGCGTGGGTACGCTTGCCGGAATGATTCGGGCTGAGTTTCGTATAGTTTACGAGCGAACTGTTGCTCATGCTATTACCTCCATTCGCGGGCGCTGCGTACTTGTCGTAGTAGGTCTGACCGTACCCTGCCCGCTTGATCTTGACTGCCTCACCCTGATTGGCAGGGCGCTCAAAGTTCAGCAGCACACTGTCGCTGGCAGTCCGAACGGCAGTCGCGGTTTTCAGGGTGGACAACACAGACTTGTAGCCGGTGGAAAGCTCCTCAAACAGAAAATCGAGCTGCATATCCAAGTCCCCGATGGACTTGCCAGCAGCCCGAGCGAAAGCAAGCAGATTCTGTTTTCGGCTCCAATACGTCCACTGAGCGAGGCCGTAGCCCGCGCTGTCGTGGACAAAGTTCTGGTACTTCCCGCTGTCTACGGCGGCGGTGTACGCCGCGTCTGCGTAGCCCAGCTTCTTCTCGTAGGTGTTCTGTAGGTTCTGCGGATTTAGGCCGCTCTCAGCGTAGAGGTTTCCCATGAGGCCGGCAGCGCCAGCCGGGGAAAGCCCCTTGCCGGTGAGGTAGTCCCAAATCCTTTTCTCGTTGGTGCTCATCGCGCCTCAGTCCTTTCTTAGCCCACGCCCGTAGTCCCGTCCCCCGAAGCGTCAGAAATGACGTCTGCGGTGTCCGTAGGCAGCGCGGTGGGCTTGTCCGGCCAGTGATTGTTTTTGCTCAGGTTCTCGATGGCAGATTTGAGGCCGTACACAAGGACCACGCCGATAATCTGCGTGACGGCCACCTGTGATAAGCTCTCGGCAATCTGCATCTTGTCGAGGAAGGCGAGGACATAGCTGCACCATACCCATGCAAACCCGTTGGCAAGGCAGACCCACACGACCATCTTCATGGTCTCGTGCTTTTTCTTCTTCACCGCAGAATTGCCGGCCCGCGACTTCTTGCGCGAGCCAGCGCTTATGCTGCGGATGACGAGATAGCCGAGGAAGACGACGCTCATAACGCCTACGTTGGCGAGAATGGCGATGAGGATATTCCAGCCAGTTCCCATACTCATACCTCCCTGTGGCGATAATGACATCGACTACTGGACCTTATCCCCGCCGCTGCCGGGCCGGGTCCGTCCGGGGATAGGCTCGTCGATGTTCACGATTTTCAGCTTGTTCATGGCCGGCTGAACGACGGAGTGGATGTACCCGTTGCCCCCGACGTCCTCGTAATCGCTGAACATCTCCCAGAAAGCCTCGGCCTCCATCGTGTTCCATGTACCCGCCGGGTTGCAAGCAGGGTCGGTATAATACCGGTAGCTCTGAAGCAGACGGTCTCTGAGCCGGTTCCGCTCGCGGCGGGTCATGTCATCCTCCATCTTCTTCAGCCGCTCGATCTGCTCGCTCTGCGCCGAGTGCAGGGCGTCGATTTCCGTCTGCAACTCCTTCTGGACCCGCAGACTTTGTGCGCGGTACTCAGGGTATTTGCTTACTTGGTCAAGGGCGGTTTTGAGCTGCTCGTCCTTCTTCTTGCCGGCCTCGTACCGTTCAATCAGGTACTTTGACAGCTTCCTGTAAACCAGGTAGCAGAACAGGATAGCAAGCAGCAGTTCGACAACACTGAGTACCGTGACGCTGCCGAACACCTCCTTGAACTCATCAAATCCAGTCAATGGCATTACCTCCCACCTTTAGTCTGAAAAAGCCGGCGGCCTTATACAGACCGCCGGTATTCAGCCATATTGACGTCGCCGACGAGCGTCTGCAAACGGGCGGCAAGTGCCTCATCTTCCAGAGCCTGCGCCCCGAGCTGCTCTAACACCTCGGCCTGAGCCTTGATGATGCCAGCTTGCCGGAGGCAGATGTCGGCCAATTCTTCGATGACGCTCATTCGGCGACAACGTACTTCTCGCCGGTAATCTCCTCGTAGCGGTCAGCGTTGATTTCGCCGTCCTCCACGCGGGACGCCAGCTCGGTCTTAACACCGTTCTTGCGGTAGTCGGGAACAGAATCCCAAACCTGCGTACCGGCAATCAGCCGGTTGGCCCAAATCTTATTCATCAGTTTGTACCTCCTTCAGAAATGGCAAGAGTGCTGACAAGGGAATCCAGCTCGCATACGGCGTCCTCAATGGCGCTCATACGCTCATCATTCATCTCGTCCTGCTCACACATGGCGTCCTCGATCTCGCTCATCCGGGTGCCGGTCAGCTCGTCCTGTTCGCACAGGGCGTCTTCCAGCGCGGCAGTGCTCTCGTTGACCTGCTGAATAACAGGCCCGGTCTTATCGACGGCACGATAATGCCGGTCGATTTCGTACCAGTCGTAGCAGTTGCCCTCCACGTCCTCGGCGCTCTCGATTTTCCGCACGACGCGGAAGTTATCGGTGATAGTCTGGTCGGGGAAGGTCTGCTCGATCTGGTGGAACCCGGTCAGGTCGGTGTGGGAAGCGCCCTTTGTTTTGAGGACTTCGATTTCGCCCTGCGTTCCAAATACGTATTCCAAGTGAGTTCCTCCTTTCGCTGCTTCTGCCGGATGATGCGCTTCAGCTCACGCATGAGGCGTTCACCTTGGAACAGCATCCGATACAGGTTGTGGTTATTGCAGTGTTTCAACTGCCCAAGGCGGGACAGCAGGCTTGACGCCGCCCCAGCCAAGATGCGCTTTTTCAAGCGCTTCCGCTTTCGGTAACGGGCAATCGCCCGTTTGATGCGGAGAAGGTTGTGCTTGCGCGGGATGGTGTAGCCACGCCCATAACGATAGCCCACCGCGTCCGGCATACGGTCTTTTGGCCTCTCATACCCGCGCCGTGGAGGGTCCAGCGGAATGCGAGGATGCCTCCTGACTACGGGAAAGATTTGCCAGTCCGCTTTCAACCTTAGCTGATGGGCGTTCAGCCAATTCTCGATGAGCACTCGCAGCTTTTTCAGCTTGCGTTTGCTCGACCCGAAAATGGTCAGGTTGTCCATGTAGCGGACGTAGTGTTTGCACAGCCCGCTCTCACGGATGAGCCTGTCCAGTGGCTGCAAAACCGTGTTGGCAAACCACTGAGAGGTGTAGGCCCCAATCAGCACACCATCCTTGATGATGCGCCAGATGAGGTCGAGGACACGGTGGTCTTTGATGAGCTGGCGCATACGGGCCATCACGACCTCCGGCTTCAGGCTGTCGTAGAAGTGGTGGATGTCACCGCAGAGTTCGTGCTTCGTACCCTTTGGGTCCTTATCCATCCAGATCTCGATGGCTTTCCGGGCGTGATGCGGGCCTCTGTCACGGATGCTCCCGCAGCAGTAGTAATCCATCCCGCGCATGAACACAGGCTGCAACACCTGAATCAGAGCGTGGTGGACGTACTGGTCGGGCCACTGGACCGGCTCGCTGACCGTGCGCCATTTCCGGGCGCTGGCGTCCCATCGCTGGGACACGTGAGGTTTCTTCTGCTCGAAACCGTCGATGATGATTTGCCGCAGCTCCTTGACGCGCTCCTCCTTTGTTTCCTCCACCCATGCGGTGCAGGAGTTCGGGCGGTGATGCGTTCGCCAATGGTGGGTGCGGTTCACCTCGTCGATGGCAAGCAGCAGGTTGTCATCAGATACGAGCTTCTCAAAGAGATTCTTTGCTCGCTTCACAGGGATGTTCCTCCTTTTAGCTGTACGGGCTTTCCAGCGCCTCCGCAGAGGTGTACTAACCCGCTCCCCAAATTCGCTTATCTTCACCAAGGGGTGCGCGACTACCTGTGCCGTGAATGGAGGATGAGCAAAGCACAAAAAGGATGCGGCAGCCGATGTTCGAGTTCGAGTTCGACGCGTTGTTGTAGTTGACGTAGAACAAGCCGTGGTTGGTGTTCTGGTTGTAGTTGCCACCAACGTAGAGGCACGGGTTCGACGAGCTGAAGTACCAGTCATCGCACGAGTACGTAGAATCGCTGCCGTTCGCCGCAGTGGGAATGAACAACGGGAACCCGCCATTCGTCTTCACTGTAAACTTGGAGGGGTAGCCGTTCGACGGGGTGCCGACACTCACGCCGTTGGCGCTGTCGCTGAACTGGTTGGGATTCTTGATGACGTTCAGGCCGCTGCCGTTGTAATAGCAACCGTCCATCCAGTCGTACACGTTATCCCACAAGCCCTCGATGTTGCGGTACTGGCAGCAACTATACGAGGTGCGGGAGTTCTGCGTGGTGCCGGTGTGGTACGGCATACTGTCCGTCGCGCCCATGTTGAACTTGCTGCCACTTGGAGAACAGCCGTACCCGATTTTCGCCTGAGAGTTCCAGTCGGCGAACTCTACGATGTAGAGCAGCCAGATGGTAAAGCGCATGGCGAAGTCCATCTGCCAGATGTTCGAGCCGAGATTATGGATGCTGGACCGAGCAGACGAACGGGTGATGTCGGCTTTGGGCTGACCACCGGACTGGCTTTTCCAGTTGCTCGTGTGGCAGTGATAGCGACCGATGTACACGACATCGCGCTCGCCCTTGCCATCGCCCCTGTCCATGTGGGCGGGGGAAACAGAAAAGCCGCTCTGCGCTCTGTCGGCGATCTGGATTTTCAGGCCGTTGCCGTTCTGGGTCAGCTTGTACCAGAACTTCGGGATGGCGACCATCGTACCGCCGGTGCGCTCGCTCTTGACCATGCCCGCCCACGGCTGCAAATCGTCGAAGGGAGAGCTGTACTTACTTGCGCCCTTCACATACGGCACGGGGTCAGTGAAGCCCGCCGCCTCATCGGTGCGGGTCCACTTGGTCGTGCTGCTGCCATCCCAGCTCGCGCCGTAGATGTGGACCATGTTGGTCACATTGACCGTAAAGGTCTTGTTGGCGGGAGCGTTGTGGTTCGTGCCAGCCGCGACCTTTACGGTTACAGTCACGTTGCCCTCATCGAGCGCTGTGACGTTTACCTTGTTGCCGCTGACCGACACGCTGACGACATCGGGGTCGCCGGACGTGGCGGTAATCACACCGTCACCGACACGGGTCACGGTGACAGCGCCAGTGGGCGTATCTCCGTCCAGCGACAGCGAAGTCGGATTGAGGCTCAGAGAGCCAGCAGCCTTGGCAATGCTCCACGCCACGGTCTTGGCGGTGGTCGTGCCGTCGCTCCACTGGTAGCCGGACTTCGGGGTGAAGCTGGCATTGTAGCTGCCGGCGTTGGTGCCGCTGGTCGTGCCGCCCAGTGTCAGCTCGGCGCTGTTGTAATCGTCGAACGTGGGGGTCTGCGCCTGACCAGTGTAGGTCAAGCTCTCGCCCTGAGACGGGATGGCCGCAATGGGGATTTTGACGGTGGCGGTGTAGTTCTCGCCGGCCTCCGTCACGTTGACCTCTACGGACGCAGAGGTCTTGCCGGAAATTGTGGCGCTTACCGTGTATTTGCCGGCCTTCTTGACCGAAATCGCGGCAACGCCGCTGCCGTTTGCGGTGGCACTGTAGATACTGCCGCCGAGGACAGCCTTTGCCTCCGCACCGGGGGCGGTCGTGACCGTGATGGTCGCGGTGAACACGGCCAGCGTGACTTCATACTGGCCAAAGTACGCGCCGGTGGTCACGGTTGCGGAATACTGCTCGCCAGACGCGGTGCTCGCGCTGACGGTGTACTCCGTGTTGCAGTTCTTGACGCTGACGGAATCCACAAGACCCTCCGGCACGGTGCCGGTTTTGGTGTCTCCCGCGCCGTCAGTGACCGTGTACTCCTGACCGGCGAACTCAGCGTCGAACGTGATTTTCAGAACACACCCGGAGCCGCCGCCCCCTTCAAGCGCTTCGTTTGCCTTCTCCAACGCGCTGTTGGCGATGGCGCGAACCGCTTCAAGCTCAGGGCCGCTGACGCCGGGTACGTTCACACTTCCATAGTTGCCCATAGGCTTACTCCTTTCCTTGCTGAATCCGATACCTCACAGAGATGGCACTGGCCGGGACCTGCAAGGCACGGAATCGGATTTTCCCGTCCAGCATCTCGCAGGTCGGGCAAAAGCCGCAAGCGACAGCAGCACTGACAGAGGCAGGGTCGAGGAAGACCCTCACGTCATCAGCCGCCGTAACGCCCGCTGCGGTGAAGTCGTAGTATTGCGGGTAAGCATTGGTATCAGCAGACCACCCTGTCGCGGGAATCGTTGCCGACACCTCCTGCGACTTGTCCGGCTTCTGAGCATCCATTTCCTCCAAAGCCTCCGCAGCGGCGCTCGCTACTTCGGCAATTTCGGACTTCGCTTGCAGAGCCAAAGACTTCAGATGGTCAAGGGTTACAACTGCCAATGTGAATCACCTCCTAATTTTTTCTGAGAACGGACCAGCCCTCCACAACCCGCCCATCGGTCCGCTCGTCAGGTCTCTATCTTAGGCGGTGGGGAAAATCTCGGCCAGCATCTCCGTGACCTCCTCATTGGTGGCGATAGTCACCACGGGGGTCTCGGAACCGTTAATCTTGATGTTGCCGGGAGTGGTGCTGGCTTCGACCTTGGTCGCGCCAGCGGCGACGCCCTCGACCTTGGCGAAGTGCTCCTTGGACATCAGACCGTCGGCCTCAGCAGTGGCCTTCTGGTAGGTGGTGTCCTGACCGGGGATGCCCAGACCGGTGATGTCCTCCTTGGTGACAGCCTCAGCGTCAGACACATGACCCTGAGCGTCCACAGTTACCTTGTACAGCCCGCTCTCGTGAGCAGTGTGGGTAGGGTGGGTGTAGTTGTTTGCGCCCTCTGCGATGCCGTCCAGCTTGGTCTTATCGGCATCGGAGAAGTTGTTGTCCGACAGCACCTTGTCGCCGTCCTTCTGGACGTAGTTGGACAGGTCAACAGTGGTATCGTCCAGCAGAACGACCTCGCCCTCAACCTTGGCATAGATGTCGTAGTGCTGGGTCTCCTCGTTCAGCACGAGGTACAGCACGTTGTCCTGTGCGGAGGCAGCCTCGGGAACGGCGTCCACCTTCTCGAAGTGGGCATGGCCGGTGGCAGCGATAGCGGTCTGGATGGCCTGAGCTACCTGCGCGTTGGTCTGATACTGGGCGTCATTAGTGAGCTGGCTGACCTTGGTAGGGATAGCAGCCTTCAGGTTCGTAGCCAGAGACTTCAGATGGCCGAGCTTGGTGAGCTTGTTGACATCGTAACTCATGATAAAATCCTCCTAATAAGTTTTGGTATTATCTCAGGCTTCGGGGTCTTCCGAGCCAAAGATTTCGGAAATCATCTCAGCGACTTCGCCGTCAGTGGCGATGCGATCATCCACGATGGCGTCCACGTCGCCTTCGAGGTCTCCGGTGCCGAGAGCTTCCAGCTCGCCGGCGGCGTTCTTAATCTGGTAGACGGTGGAGACGCCTTCCTCCACCACAGCGATGACCTGACCGACATAGGCGGTCGGGTTGGTCTGTGCGTAGGTTTGCGCGTCGGACATAGAGTAGAACACCGAGTTTTTGTCCAGCGGGAAAGCATCCTGCCGGGACATACTCAGCGGGAACTCCATAAAGGCAAAACTCTTGTCAGAACCGTTGATAGCCATACTTCATTCCCTCCTCTCAGCCCAGCGTGACCTTCAGGGTCGCGGCATTCTCGTAAGGCACAGCAGGCTCAAACACCCACACGTTGTACGCAACGGCGGTGTAGCCCTCAGCGCCCTCTACATTGACGGAAGACTGCGTAAAGGTGCTGGTCACGTCGGCGTTCATCGCGGTCTCGTTGATGACCTTGGTCACGCCGGTCTTGCCAGCGATGCAGGCGATGACCACACGCTGCGCCCCGGCAGGGACGTTGATAGTCAGCGTACCGGCGGCATACGCCTTGTTGCTCTTGGTCAGACCCCGGATGTAGGCACTGTCAACGGTGGGCTTCTCTGTGGTGGCCCCGTAGAAGTAGTTCCGGTAGGGCGTGTAGGCCCCGGTGGTCTTCTCCTTCGTACCGGAAGCGATGTTCACGGCAGGGTCAGAGGCGCTGCCGAGGTTGTCGTTGGCAGTCACACCAGCGCCGTGAGTGGCGATGGCCTTGTACTTCAGGGACGCCACGACGTTCTCGCCGCCCTGGTCTCCGATGATAAAGCCATTGCCGCCATTGTTATCGGAACCGGCGCTCAGGCTGGCAGCGTCCACGCTGGCAATCTGCTCAGTGCCGCCGTCAGTGATACGCTGCACCACCCAGTTGGAGGCGGTGACACCGGTCTCCGGGCCGTACTGGTAGCTGCCGGGGTTCAGATTGCCTGCCGTGTACGCAGCAGACGCCAGAGAGGTGCCGGCCTCCACAGCCTTCGCACCGGACAGGTTGAACCCGCTGATGCTGGGCTGGGCGGTGATAGTGGGCTGAAGGCGTTTGCTCAGGATTTCGGTGAACACGTCCAGCACACTCTTGCCCTTAGAGCTGAGAGTGGCGGTGCCGTCCGCGTTCTTGGTCAGGTTGCCGAACTGGGTGTAGTTGCCGGCCAGCGTGATGTTCTCCGGCATAATCACCTTGTCGGCATCCACATTACCGGTGATGCTCACCCAGTCCTCGCCGTCGAAACGGTAGGCGGTCATCTCATAGGTGATGCTGTCCACCACAGTGACCACAGCAAACATATCTCCGGCCTTCGGGGTAATGTCGCTGTGCTCAGTGAAGTACGCCTCGATGACCGAAGCGTCGGTCGCTTTGAGGTCAGTCTTGGTGCCGGTGTAGACCGCACCACCACCCACACCGTTGAGCGCCTCAGCCAGATCGTCGTCGGTGACGTAGCCGTCCAGACTGACGGTGGTATCGTCGAGCAGCTCGACCACGCCGTCAATCAGGGCGTACACGTCATAATGGCCGGTCTCATCGTTGTGGACGAGGTACAGCACGTTTTCCTCAGCCGTGCCAGCGTCAGGCACGGTATCGGACTTCTGGAAGCGGGCATGGCCCGCTTTGGAAATCGCGGCGAGATATTCCGTCTTGATGCGGGTCGCCGTGTCCTTCAGGGCTTTTACGTTTACGACCTTGGTCTCGTCATAAGCCATATTTTGGTCTCCTCCTGTTTCTTAGTTTTGCGGTTCGTCTTCCTCGGGCGGGAACACCTCGTCAAGCATCTGCTCCGTGTCGCCGGTTGTCACGATGGCCTCGTCGGGAAGGCCGGAGCCTTCATACGAGAGTGTGCCATCGGGCGTGGTGGAGAATCCGTCGCCGAGTTTTACGCCGCCCAAGCGGTCCTTAGTTGCTACTGGCAATACATAGGTGCCACCCCCTCCACTGATGCCGCCGTCGGCAGACAGCAACACGAGGGTAGCCGCCATGTCCTCCGTCGGCGCTTGCTGCACCCAGAACCGCACAGCGCCGTCAAGCACACGGGAAGATGCGCTCATGCCGGCTGCCTTTGCGATATTCTGGGCGGCTTTATGCAACATGACCTGCGGAATCAAGCCCTCAACAGCCTCCTCAACGGGGAGGTCCAGATAAAGCTCTCCTTCCACAATGTCTTCTGCATCTTCCAAATCCGCGCTGCTGGCCCAGCCAGCGGCGGGAATCGGGATTTTGTCGTCGGCGTTGTCGGTCATTTCGACCTCGGCCACATCGCCACCGCCGCCCAGACTGCCGCCGTGGGCGTTGGGGTCGGAGTTGTGGTCGGCAATCATCTGCTGCACGTGGGCGACAGTGGCGATTGCCTCTGGGTCGATGATGGCGGTCACGGCGTCAACGTCGCCCACCGCCGCAATGAGGTCGAACGTGGCGAGCTTGCCCACGATGGAACTCGCGGGGCGAATCCACTCCGGCTCATTTTCAAGGGACAGGTAGGTGAACGGGACTTCGCCCTCGTCCGGGTCCTCAGCAAAGAGCACGATGTTCGTCAGGTAAAAGCCCGTCTCCACATTATCGCTCTTGATTTGGACCGTGACTTGGCACTCGCCGTCCACGGGGTTTGTCACGGCGGCAATCATCGCGTCCATGACATACCCGGCAGGCCCGGTCATGGTCTTCGGCGTCATGCCTTCGGGAATCTGGCCGCTGCCCGCCGCCGCCCTCGTGTACTTCATCGAGCATCTACCCGCGAGGACTTTGCCAATCAGACTTACGCCGGTGAGGGAACCGTAGCTCCCGTCTTCAAACTTGGACATAATCGCTCCTCCTTCTTAGTCAATTCTCTTGGATTTGATGTGCGTGTGATAGACAACCCCTCCTGCACCGTCCTGACGGCCTCTGTGCGCCCTTTTTACATCGGGCGGGGTAGATGTCAGGGTAGGCGTCTGAACGGCTCCACGCGAGAGCTGGACGGGCATCTGGGCGGTCCTATCAGCACTGAACGGAGGAGGCGCGAACTTTGCCCCCAAATACCCGCCAAAGTTGACGCCCAGCACTTCTGTGCTTTCTCTGTCTTGGCTCACCGGCACAGCAGACACATCGGTGTCCACGAACGCGCAGTGCAGCAAAGTCAGGTCGTAGCGGTAGGTGCGGAGGTAGAGCCGCATCCCGACGCCGGCCACCAGAATCCGCTTGATGGCGTAGGCGATAGGCTCAATCAGCTCCTCCCGGTCGGGAGACAGCAGGCTGGTGTCTACATACAAGGCGATCTTGGCCGGAAACACATCTTCCAGCAGCACATCGCTCTGCTCCACATCAAGCAGCATAGCTGCTGCCCGAATCACCGTGTCCGTGTCGCCGCCCGAGAGCTGCGCCATGATTTTCACCTTGATGGCGAGCCGGTAGAATCTATCGTCAGAACTGACCCGCTTGACGCCGAAGTTCGCGCCGTAGCGATCAAGCACAGAGCCACTTGCGTAGTCAAGGTCATCCCACAGCCTCACCAGCTCGGCCTGCTCCTCGACAGTTTCGAGGCCCCATGCAAGGATGGAAAACAGCTTGCCAATGTTGGTTTCCAGCGGGAGGCCCAACTGCACGTTGTCGTAGTCTTTTCGGCTGTAGGCGCTGGTCAGCGCGTACAGCATTTTGGAGAGGAACTTATTGCTCATTCGACCACCACCATATCCTCATTCGTGACCGCCTTCTCGCGGGCCGCGATGGTGATATTCTTCCAGCTGTAGGTCTCCCCGTCAGAGCTGATTTGCAGGTCGAAGTCTACGACGCCTTGGACCTTGAAAACCTCCGTCGGGAGGGCCACGCAGATGACGTTCTGGCCGATATTCAAGCCGCCGCGCGTGTCGGAGCCGATATACTCCGCGAGCCGCTGCTTGATTTGCTCGATGCCGTCCAGCGGAAAGGTGTTGTCGGTTTGGAGGTTGAACACCTTCACCCAAACGTTCACCGGCGCGGGACGGCTGAAACAGATATTCTTGATGTTCCCGGCGGCGTCTACCACCGGCACGGTCACATTGCCGTATGTCTGAATGCCCGCGCCCTTCCTGCGGTGAATGGACTTGGCGATCTCCTCGTCCAACCCGCCGTACACCACCAGCTCGATGGAGTGGGGCGGCAGGCCGCTGGCGTTGGTCTCGTCGGTGTCGTTCTCCTCGCCGGTCACAGCGATGACGGCCTCGACATTTTCATAGATCGCGGCGATAATGGCGTCAAGGTTGACGCCACCGGCAAAATCCGTGGAAACGTAATACCGGGCGCGAAACTCATCGTCCGTCTCAGTATTACGCCCACCCTCGAACGACGCGGCGTTGGACACCGACGTGATGCCTGTCTTCGGATTGGTGATAATGGTAATCGTACCGGCGTCCGTGTTCCCATCTGGACCAGCCACCACAGCGGAGGCTGGGAGCGTGATGCTGCCGTCGAGGATGACGCCGGACTGAAGCGTAATGTACTGCTGCCCCGCAATGGTCTCCGCAAGGTAGCCTTCCGGGACCTCCGTGCCTATCTCACCGGTAAAGGTGAGGTAGCCCACGGCTTTCTGCGCCCCGAGCAGCCGTAGGCCGATTGCCCGTCCGAGGTTGTACAGGCTGTGGCCTACCGCCGTGTCCACGAACCGGCTGTTGTAGACGTCTTCGAGGGTGGAGAACAGGAGGTTGAGCATCCAAGCGTAAATCCGCAGGAAAATACCCAGCGGAGAGCGCACGGTCAGGTTGGCTTTGGAGCCGAACAGCTCACGCGCCTTGTATTCGAGCGCATCCAGCAGCTCTGCGTAGGTGGGGCGTCTGAAACCGGCGTCAGTCAGGCCCCAGTCTGTGGTTTTCGCCATTATGCTGTCACCTCCAATGTGATGGTCTCTTTCGTTACGAGCGTCGCAGTGAAGGCCACGGAGACGCTCCTGCCGTCATAGGAGACGGTCATCGAATCAATGCGGGAAACGTCCGGCTCCTGAAAGATGGTCTCCCGCATGATTTCCTTGATTTCTTCCTCGTCCACGTCGTTCTGGTTGACGCCAAGAATCCGTTCATAATCGGTGCCGTGGACGGCATCGGCGAAAAACTCGGCCTTCCACGTCAGCAGGGCGTGTCGGACGTTCTGGACCGTGGTGTCACGGTCAAAAATCTTCGTGAAGTGGCCTTCCTCGTCCAGCACCAAGTCACGGGTCTCAGGGTCAATCAGCAGGGTCATATTTTCCATGCGCCGCCACCTCCTATACAGGCTGCCCGGTCATGCCGCCGGAATCGCCCGGATGGGTGTGGTGCGCTCCGCTGACGCGCTCCTCGGCCACGATGTCCTGCGAGGCCGTGATTTTACCCTCCACGTGGACGTCGCCCTTGATTTGCACCCCGCCCTTTGTGACCGCAACGTAGACGCTGCCATCATCCGCTGCGAGGACAAGGGCTTCGCTGGGGAGACCCTGCACCGTGTAGCTGCCCGCCACGATGCCGCCGACGAATACGGCATCCGTGGTGGCATGGTTACGTTCGGTGAGCGGCTGGGCCTCTTTCGCCCCGCTCACGGTGCTGTCCATGTCGTGGTCGAGGTAGAGCACCACGCCCACGTCGCCCGCCTTAATCCACGGGCGAATGATGAAACCGCCGCTGCGGGTGCAAGCGACGGGGATGCTCAGAATAGGCGGCTGGCTCTCATATTTGCCGTTCTGCAAGTGCTTGGACAGGGGCTGGACGTCAACCGTCATTTTGGCTGGGTCGAACGCCGTCACTGACACGACCGCCGCCACGCAGATGGATTCAGCCAGCCGCCGGTCGTGGATTTGCTGGTAGTTATAGGGCTTTACGTTCGGCATCGGCTCACCTCCTTAGTACGGCCTCAGCTCCATCGAGGTCTCCCAGTCGCTGGTCCTACCGCCGCTGTGCTTGCCTTCCACGACAATGAAGCGGCCATTCAGGTCAGCCGACTGTATTTTAATGACCTCTGCGGTAGCCACGCGATAGTTGAGCAGACAGGAGCGGGAGATGGTGTCCTCGTCCCGGTCCTCGCCTGTGGTCTGAGAGTTCAGGTCGGTCTCCACCGGAATCTGCACCTTCTCCTCATCGGCCCGGAGCAACCCGTTGGCCGGTGTGAGGGTCAGGCCGTTGTCAATGCCGTCATCGGCCTTGGTGATGTAGATTTGCCCTGTGGTCCGTATGATAAAGCGGCTCTTGCACTCATTCACCACGATCTCCGTCAGCACCTGCTTCAGATTGCCCCGGCATACCCGGCCACGCGGGTAACTCACGTCGGTAGTCAGCTCACATTTCGAGACCTCAACGCCAAAGATGTTCAGCAGGTCTTTCACGATGGCTGACGCCTTGGAGTTCTGCACGTAGGTCTTGTTGATGAGCTTGCCGAGAATCTCGTCGGCGCAGGGCTGGACGGTCAGCGTGGAGGTCCAGTCTGTATTGGACTGCTTGTGCTTCAAGCCGACCACTTTTCCAATCAAAATGCAGCCAACATCGCCCTCATACCCGGCGTTCAGAATAACCGGGTCATTCTTCTTGATGTTGGCGCGGGTATTCGCGGCGAGGTTCGTCACCGTCACCGTCGCCACCGGCGGCTCATCGCTGTCGTCGAACGGGATGCTGAACTTGAAGTCCAGCTCGCCGAGGGTGTACTTCTTGTTCCCGATGACCAGCGTGGCCTCTCGAATCCAGAACGCCATCTCACCCCACCTTCCTCTCATAGAGGTAGAGCTTGACTTCCTTGCCGAAGTTCTCAGGCGTCACTTCGGAAATCTCCTCGCCGGTAATGCAGACAGGGATGATGACCGGCAGCGGGAACCGCTCGTCTTCTACGACGTTGAACAGCGCCCTGCCGTACCGGATGATTTCTCCGAACACAAGCACGTCACCGTTGAGGTCAAGAAGGTCAACGGTGAAGAACTTCCCGACCTCGTTGTACTTGACGGTGAACGTGTACGTCTTATCCGTCAGCTTGATGGAGAAAGAGTACGGCACCTTCGACACGTCAATGTCGATGTACTCAACGTCTTCGTTCAGATCAATCAGTTGCAGCGCCATACTCTATCACCTCCTGTCAAACTGCCAGACCGTCGTAGCCGCCCGTGCTCCGCGTCAGCGGGGCAGAGCTGCTCGGCGTATCGTATGCCTCCCTGTAACGCTCTGCACTGGCAGAGCTGACCGATTGCAGGGAGGCGGTGGTCATTCCCATGCTGGCGGTTTTCGCCAACTGCTGGTTGTCCGTCTTGCCGGCATCCTGACTGGACATCAGGACTTCGGAATCCATCGGGACGAACTCAGACGAAACGAGCCGCACCTGCTTCAGCGTGGCTGAGAAGGACGCGCCGTTCCGGTTTTTGTAGCTGCGGTCAAACTTCAGGCTGGTGAACACAAGGTTCGTCATGCGGGTCACGCCGGTGTACGTGATGATGTCACGGGATTCCCGCATGGCCTTCAGCGCGTTGATGGCGCTGTCCCCGCCCACGATGGTGCCTGAAATCGTAAGCTGGCCCGCAGCGTTGTTCACGTGGTCGTTGATGTCAGCCCCGTCCTCCACCGGGTTGGAGGTCACAGAGCTGCTGTAGCTCTCGCTCTCTTTCTCGACCACGCCGTTTTCAAAAGGCACGAAACGGACCGTCCCGCCCTTTCGCCCGGTGAGCGTATAAGCCATTTCGACACCTCCAATCAGAAGGAATACTGGTTCTTCAGGGACATCTGCTGCAACTCCTCCTCACGGAACTCGTCATACAGCTCGCGGACAGTATCTCGCAGGGAATCGCGCATATTGTCCACGGTCTCCTCGGAGACCTCACCATACACGTTGACCGTGATTTGCGGAGAGAACGGCGTCACAGGGGAACCGCTGTCCGTGGGGAAGTCCGGGTCGCCGGTGTCGATGTCAACCGGCTGCGGCCTGTCGCCAGAGCCGCTCTCGCCGCCCGCAGGGGCGGGTTGCTCGGGTCCGGTGACTTGGGCAACGCCCACGCCGTCGGCCAGCAGCCGCAGCAGCTCAGGGCTGACCATAATGACCTGCGCGACCTGCCCGTTGACAGCCGCCGGGTCAAAGCCGTTGACCACGGGGTTGACGCCATAGGTGACGTCATCCACCGCCGGCGCGTTGACAGAGGGCAGATTAAACTCAGTGGGGATAGCGCCCTCGATGTCCTTCCTGACGCCGCCCATCGTCTTCTCGAAGCCTTCGCCCACGCCGAGGGCCATGTTCGTACCAACTTGGTCGGAGAACACTTTCGACGGAGAGTTGATGCCGAGCAAGCCTTTCACGCCGTTGACGATGCCGCTGAAGAAGCCTGTCACCTTGTCGGTAATCCAGCCAATCATGGACGAAATACCGCTCCAAATACCTTCGACAATGCTCTTGCCGATATTCACGATGCCGCTCATCAGTGCCCCGATACCGTTCACGATGGCGGAGATGATTTGCGGCAGCTGCGCTACGAGCTGCGGGATGGCCTGAATAATGCCGCCCGCGAGCTGAAGCAGGAGCTGGACGCCGGTTTCCAGAATGAGCGGCATATTCTCCGCCAGCGTACTGGTAATCGACGTGATGATGGTCGGCAGCTGTTCCAGCAGCTGCGGGATCGCCTGAATGATGCCGAACGCCAAGTTGGTGAGAATCTGGATGCCTTGCTCCAAAATGAACGGCATATTTTCTGTGAAGAACGTGACGAGCGATTCGATGATAACCGGCAGCTGCTCCAACAGCAGCGGCACGGTGTCCACGATGCCCTGCACGAGGTTCATTATGATGTTCGCGCCTTGCTCCAAGATGAGCGGCAGGCCCTCTGTCAGAGCCGCGATGATGCCGTCGACGATGAGGGGCAGCTGCTCGATGAGCTGCGGCAGGGCGGTCATAATGCCCTCTGCCAGCCCATTCAGGAGCTGCATACCCGCGTCGATGAGCATCGGGATATTGTCGATGAGCGAGGTCGCCACCGACACGATGGCGTTCACGAACTCAGGGATGAGCGTCGGCAGCATCTGGCCTACCGAAGTAATCAGCCCTTGCACCAACTGGATGGCGGCGTTCACAATCGTCGGCACGTTCTCGACCAGCGTTTGTGCGATCATCAGAACGGCGTCCACAGCGACCGGAGCCAGCTCAGGCAGCAGGCCAATCAGCGAGTTCAACACCTCATCGAAGATGCCGGCGACAGATTCAAGGATGGGCGGCAGCAGCCCGCTGATGGCGGGGATCGCTTGGCCGAGCGCGGTCGGCAGGGCCGCAGCGAGATTCTCCACAACCGGCGTGACGTTTTTCACCACGTTGCCGAAGTTGGTCGTGACGTCGTTTACCAGCTTGCCGATGTCGGCATTGGAATTTCCAAGGCCGGCAAACAGGTTCTGCAACGAAGCCTTGGTGCTGGCCCATGAACCGCTGATGGTCTCGGCAGCTTCCTTTGCGGTTGTGCCGGTGATGCCCATCTCGGTTTGGATGACATGAATGGCCTCGGTGATGTCAGCAAAAGAGGTGATGTCGAACGTGGTGCCGGCGAGCTTTCCTGCGTCGTCAAGCAGGCGCTGCATCTCCTCTTGGGTTCCGCTATACCCCAGCTTCAGGTTATCGAGCATGGTGAAGTTCTGCATGGAGAACCCACGGTAGGCATCCTGAATGGATTCCAAGCTCGTACCCATCTTGTTGGAGTTGTCGGCCATGTCGGTGATGGCCTGATCCGCTGCCGCAGCTGCGGCAGCCGTATCTCCTCCGAGGGAGCTTATCAGACTGGCTGAAAAGCTCGTCACGAGGTTCATGTAGTTGTTGGCCGACATACCGGCCGTCTGGAAGGCATTGGAGGCGTAGTTTTGAACCGTCCCCGATGCGTCCTTGAACAGCGTGTCAATACCTCCGACCAACTGCTCGTAATCAGCGTAGGCCGCCACAACCTGCTGCCCGAGGGCAACAGCGCCGGCGGCAGCGGCGGCAGTCACCGCACCGATTGCCGCTCCCGCGCCCTTCAAAATCCCGCCGAACTTACTGAGCTTGCCGCCAGAATCGTCCGCTGCGTCCCCGAGGTCGGAGACATTTCTGCGGGCTTCCCCGGCGGCACCGCCCAGCTCGGTGGTTGCTTTTTCGGCCTGCTGCGCGTTGCGGGCCATCTCGATGAAGCGGTTTTTCGCGGACTGAACCGCATTGCCCAACCCATCCCGGATGGTCGAAATCGGATGGGCGAATTTATTGCCGATGTCAGCTGCGCTGGACGCCACGCTGCTGGCAAAGCTCTTGGCCTGCCCGGTCACATAGCTGAACGCCCCACCGACACCGGAGCGCAGGGAGGACGAAAAGCTGTCGCCCCCGTCAATCCCTTCGAGGAACGAATTTCGGAAGGCAGAACCTACGGACCGCGCCTGCGTCTGAACACCACCGAGGCTGCTCGTCACATTTCGGATGTTCGATTCAGCCTGAGAGGTGTCCGCGTCAATGTTGATTCTGCTGCCACCCAACCCGCCGATACTGCTGGTGATATTTCGGATATTCGCTTCGGCCTGAGAAGTGTTGGCTTCCACATTGATGCTGTATGTCAGACTGCGGGCCTCATCCACGGTTCATCCCTCCTCCCGTCAGTCTTTTTTGTTCCACTCTGTCTGCCAGAGGATGCGGGCCTGCTCGACCTCTGCGAAGTCGAACAGGTCCATCTCCCTCAGTTCAGAGTAGCTGACGCCGCCCATGCAAAAGGCCAGACGCCAGAGGCGCTCATTTTTTCGCGCCCGTTTTTTGGCTGCGTCAGGATTTATTTCGCTCCGCAAGAAAGTTCTCGATCTCGCGCACCAGCTCACTGGGGGTAGCGAGATCGTCCAGCTCGTCGAAGTAGCGGAGGCCGTTCTTGGCAACCTCAGCGGGAGCCGTAACGCAGCCCTTGATAAGGGCGTCCGCGTATTTCGCAGTGTTCTTCCTGCCGTTGGCGGGGTTGATGTACAGGTCAGTCAGGTTGGAGTACCAGGTGAAGGTGACGCTCTGAAGCTGGTAGTCAACGCCGCCCACGGTAACGGTTTTTGTACGGGCCATAGATAGCTCACTCCTTCTGAAACATTCGCGCGCGTATAACTTTACGCGCATTAGGGGAATTAGAGAGATTAGAGGGGTACGGGCATACGCCCATATTCCCTAATCTCTCTATTTTTGAGTTATATAAGAATGAATGTTTCAATGTTTCAGTACGGGTAAAACCTTAGTATTCATGCGGGTTTGCGCCGAAACATTGGTGAAACATTGACCGAAGCATTGAAACATTCGCGGCTGAAACATTGAACGGAATGTGAACGACTTTCCGCCCTGATGTTAGACTTTCCCGCCTAATACTTGAATTTCGGCAGGAATGTTTCAGACCAATGTTTCAGCGTCAGGTGCTGATATTGATGTCAGGGATGAGGAAGATGACGGTCACGTCCGCCGCCTCCTTCGCCCTCGACCGGTCGGGTAGCTTGGACACCATGACATTCTGTGCGAAGAACATGGTGCCATTGTCGTTGGCGTCCGTGACGGCGAGGTTTGCCATCACGTTGCGCTCCGCGCACTGCTCGATGAAGGCCACGTCAGGAGAATCCTGCTGAAGCGTGATGGTGAGCTTGCCGGCCTTATTCGCGTTCAGAATGTAGGTGCTGTCGCCCTTCACGCCTTTCTTCAGCGTGACGTTATCCTCATCGCGGGCCAGCGTGAACAGGCTGTCGCCGAACATACGGAGCTGTCGGCTGTTGAAGGTGACGTTCACCTTCGTGGGGTCATAGGTCTGCAACATGGTTTCTCACTCCTTCCTTACAGCGACACACGGAGGACGCCCTTGGTCTTGACCTGATGAACCGCGCCGGACAGCAGAGCCTCCCAGGTGATGTCGGGCATCACACGGTTGCGGCGCTGCTCCTCAGTGGTCTCCGCATACTTCGGGATGTTGATGGTGAACACCCCGGCCTTGGTCTCGGCGTCCCGGGCGATGATGTTGTGATCCTCGTCAGCGGCCTCCGCCAGAGCCTGTGCCGGCGCAGTAGCGATGAAACCAAAGCCATCGTCGCCGTAGTTGATATTGGCGTTTGCCAGCAGCAGATCATAGAGCAGGTCGCGCATACGCTTGGCGATCCAGTCGGCACCGAGAACGATGTCGATGAACTCACCATCGAGGCAGGTGCCGTCCTTGACGTACTGCCGCTTGTACTCCTCGGTCAAGAAGTTGACGTGATTTTCCAGCAGTGCATCCCGCTCGCCCTCGGTCAGCTTGGGCAGAGAAATGAGCTTCTCGCCCTCGCTGGTGGCGGCGTTGCCGTCCTGCGGGCGCTTGAACTTCCACGTCACGGACTTCGGGTAGAACGGGCCGACATTGCCGGTGTAGGAGGCGTCAGGCTCCTCATTCAGGTACTGCTCGTCAGTGTAGATGACGGCAGCGCGGGCAGTCGTGTTGGCGAAAGCCTTGTTGCAGGTCTGCCCCATGTAGAACTTGCGGTGGTCCTCCACGCCGCCTCCCAGCTCTGCCTCAGAAGGCTCGCTGGCCTCCGCGAACTTGGCAAGGGCGATGACGTACTCGTCCTCGTCCCGGTCAGTCAGCAGATAGTACCAGTCGTTGTCCACATTGGACTGGAACTCCTTGATGGCGTTCACGAGGTTATCTGCCGCGCTCACGAAATCCGTACCGTTCACGAACTCAGCAGTCAGCTCGGCGGCAACAGGAGTGATGAGGTCTTCGTCTCCGAAGAACTCAACTCTCTCGGGAATGGTGTCCGCTTCGCCGCCCACCGTGGCCGTGTAGACCACAGCGTTATCCACGGCGGCAGCGGTGTAGGTTTTGCCGCCCACGGTGAAACTGGTGCCGGCAAACAGTGCGGCAAGCTGTGCGCCGGTCGTTACCTCCGTGTCAGTCCTGATGTCTACGACGGTGTTATCATTCCCGCCGATGCGAACCCATAGGTCCTTCGCAGCCTCGATAGACTGCACAGCGGCGAACGTGATGGAGAACGTGGCCGGCAGCGCGGGGGACGAGCTGGGTGGCTCGAAGCTCACGATTTTGAACTTGTCCAGCAGGGTTTCCGCAAGGGTGGTCTTGCCCTGATTGAGCAGGGTGGTTGCCTTGCGAACGATCTTGGCGTTGGGGCAGGGGCCGTCCGGCCCGTAGACCGCCTCAACGCTCGCCACATCCCGATACGTGCCGACCGGATATTCGCCGGTGGTGGACACGAGCAAGATGTCGAGGCTCTCTTTCTCGGTGGGCAGCGCGTCCCGCTGCACCACGACGATTACGTCTCTTGCCATAAGGCGTTCCTCCTTTTTAGGTTTTGATGTCTCCCGAGCCGATTACAGGCCGCAGCACGGTTGTGGTCGGCATCTCATCTGTTCTCACATAAGAAATGCGGATATCGAATCCGTAGCGGCGAACGTAATCTTCCACGAGGAAACTGGTGCGGTTTACGACAGCGCCCACGTTGTTGATAACGATGTCGCCATGCTCGGTTGCGAGAACGTGCCCGTTGAGCAGGAAATAGCCGTTGGCTTTCTCGCACAACGAAAGCGCCTCGTCTTCACCGAAAATATAGCCACCGTCATCTGTGTCACGGTTCTCGCTGCAAAAGGTGAAGGACATGGTGGCGAACACCGGCTCAGAGCGAACCAACTTAAATTCGGCACCGCCCTCTACCAGTTCTCGCAGTCCGAACGCATGATCTGAAATGCGCGGAGCCAAAACGCTGTAATAGCAATACGGAAAATCGGGCCTCTCGGCGATTCGTTCAGATAGAACCACCGGGCAGCCGAGATGGGCTTCCAGCCCGGCGGCAATCGCATTACGCGCCTGCTCAAACGTCATTTCACCACCCCTTCCACGAGGTATCTGTGCATGGGGTGGATGGAGTTGTGAGACAACTTCTGCGTGACGGTATATTGCTGCCCGTCATACGTATCACGGATGATTTGCCCCGGCTCGATGTCAACGGCCTCATCCGTGTAGAGCTTTTGAGAATTGTGCGTGTAGGTTCCTTCCGGCAGCTGCTTCCAGTCGAGGTTGGATAGGGGGAGTACGACGCCCCAAAAGGATTTCACAGGCTCATCCACGGGTTTGGATTGCCCGCCGGGTCCCCGCACGAAGGTGCGGTTTGTGACCGTGAGGATGTGAAGCAGCGCCCTCGGAAGCCGAGGTGTGTTGTAGAACATGGCTCAGTCCTCCTCCACTTTGAAGGCCAACCTGTCCCGGATATGCGTACCGGTTTCGTACAGAGTGGTATGCTGTGTCTTCTTGGAAAAATCAGACGGGGGCTTGACCCGGTTATCATCGATGAAGCTCTGCACCAGCTGCGCTGCCTGAGCGCCGATGGCGTTCGCGGCGGCGTCGGCTGAGACTTTCCCATCGATGACCTTGCCGACCTGCTCAGAGACGATTGCGCCGAGCTTTGCTTGGTCTTGGTCGAAACTGGCCCGGATAAAAGAGCGTTCCGGCAGTGTTTCAGTCCCGTACTCGTGGGCGTGGGCGATCTTCAGCACTTCTGAATCCACTCCATCTCCCACAATTCCAACGATGATTTTCTTGCCCTCCATCGCTTTGCAGGCTTTCTGAAGCCGCTGGAAATCTGCAAGGATGTCACCGACATTCGCCATATCAGTACCTCCTATACAGGTTGATGAGCTGCGTCCAAGCCTCCGGTGTGGACTTATCGAAGTTCCACGTCACGTCAGAGATGGAGAACGATGTCAGGCCCTGCGAGCCGTTTTGCAGGTTCGTGTAGGTCTGGGAAACAATGTCCCACAGGAGACCTTCGAGGTCCGCCGGTAGGGTCTGAGGGTCATCTTCCGTAGCATCTTTCGGCAGGACATAACCAGCCGTGTAGCTCACCTCGATGACCCTCTTGGGCGCTACAATGTCGTAGGCCAGACCCCGGCGGTGGCCGGCTTTAAGCCAGCCCTCGTCACGATAGATAACCCCGATTTCCGCAGTCTGAGAGAAGTCATAGCATTTCGGGTCAACTAACCTGCCGTCTTCCTTGACATACTCAACACTGATAATCGGGTACTCTATCGTGACGAGTTCTTGCTGGCCGTCCGCATCGTAGAATTGCCGATACGAACGCTTGCCTAAATGCCTGCCGATCTGACGCTCAATCCACGAGGAAGCCCTGTTTATCATCAGCGTGATTATCTCGTCCGTTCGCTCATCGGCGATGTCCGCCAGACCCAGCATCAGCTTCATTCTTTCGAGGGTTGTCAGCGCATTTTCTGCAAGCATAAAGACCTCCTTAGCGGAGAGGCAGCGGCTTACTTGCCGCTGCCATCATCCTTCTTCGCTGTGCCTTCCGGCTTCTTGGTCTCGGGAGCGGGAGCCGGGGCTTTGGTGCTGGTGGGGCCGGTAGCCTTATTGCTGGTCGGCCCCACGGGTTTATATATCCTCGGCATCGTGCAGCCCTCCTTACACAGGCTGGACGTGCTTATCGCCCAGCGCGATAGCCAGCGTGGTGCTGGTGGCGGCAGCGCCCGAGGCAGTGATCTTCACGAAGTTCTTCAGGCCCAGAAGGTCGATGTCGATGTTCACGACATCACCCTTCGCCAGCTCCTCGGTGGTGAAGGTGCCACCCTCGGTCTGTTTCTCGGGGAACACCAGCTTGTCGGTGACAGCCTCGTAGGAGGTGTTGTCATCGCTGTGGGTGACGGTCAGGGTCAGAGCACCGGCGGTGCCGATGACCGCGCCGATGACGCCGGACAGGAAGCCAGTCCTGTCGATGGCGCTACCGGAAGTGTAGGGCAGAACCTTGACGTTCTGAATCAGTTCTCTTTTCATCTTAGGCTACCTCCCGTGATGATTTAGACAGGGACAGAGACCTTGGAGGCCACAGCGAAGCTCTCGTCATGGCGCAGGCCGGTGTCCACGTTGTTGATGGCACGAATCAGGGTCTGGTCGTTCTCGAACGCGGAAATCAGGTTGCCGGCGTCATCGGTCCACGTACCCTCGCGGCTGGTCTCGATTTCGAGAGCGCCCTGCTCGCCGATCACGAGGTCATTCCAGTTGCCGAAGATGATGGAGGTCTTGCCACCGGTGGTTTCCAGCAGGTTGGTGGTCTTGTAGGGATAGCCCACCAGAGTGCCGCTCTCGTTCATCTCCTTGGCGAAGATGAAGCTGCCCACGTTGTCGCGGATGGACTTGAAGAACTGCTCCACGCTGGTGTTGAACACGAAGCCCAGGCCATCAGCGTACACGTTGTTCTTCAGGACGGAAGCCACGAGGTAGTTGGGGAAGGCGGCGGTCAGAATACCGGCGGAGCTGGAATACTCGGCGTCCAGAGAGGTTACGTCGATGTTCAGAACGCCCTTGTTCTTGGTGATGCCCAGAGGCTGGAACTCGCCGCCAGTGCCGAGCAGAGCGCCCCAGTCCACGCCCAGCGCCATCTGCTTGGTGATGTCCTGACCGACGATGACATCGTTGTCAAAGTTGGTGGACCGCAGCAGGTCGTTGCTCATGGGGATGAGGGCGGTCAGCTTCTTGGCAGACAGCTTCAGGTTGCCGAACCGAGGAGCGGTCTTGGGGATGGAGCGGCTCTCACCGGTGAACAGAGCGCGGGAGCCGGTCTTGATCTTGGGGATGTTCAGGTTGCCATTCGCCATACCCAGCCGGCGAGCGCCAAGGCTGTAAATGACGGTGGCGGGGTACAGCAGCTCGATGATCTCGTTGGCGTACACCTCGGGGACCAGATAGCCGCCGTCGGAAGGAGAAGTGACGGCCAGAGCCTTGAACTCCCGGGCCATCTCCGCGTCATCGAACTTGTGCTCGGCGATGTAGGCAGCCCGCTCGACATCGCCGCCAGAGGCGTGGATGCACTTCACGGAGCGGCCAAACATACCGTAGGCAGCTTTGCGGCGCTCGGGAGCGGGCAGAGACGCCATGCGAGCCTTGAAGCCGCTGGTGTTGCCGCCATCGCGGTCAGCGCCGGTGGACAGGAAAAGGCTGGCGTACTTGCGCTGCGGGGCGCTCTTGCGCTCGCCAGAGGGGGCAAAGGCGGGGGCTGCGGCCTTCGTCTCGGTAGCTGCGCCCTCGGCGGCTTTCTGCCCATTCAGCGCGCTGATGATGCGGGCAATCAGCTCGGGGGTCACGGCAATGCCGCCCTCGCCCTCGCCGTCACCCTTGTCGCCCTCACCGCCCTCGTTGGTAGGCTCGGTGGTGCCGGTAGGCTCAGTGACGGAACCGAAGCCGCCAGAAGGCTCGGAGCCTTCCGCGCCATCGAAAATGGCGGAAATCTCGGAAAGGATGTCCTCGATGCTGAAACCGCCGGCAGGGCTGTCGCCCTCGGCATTAGTTCTGCGCTTCTCGTCGAGATTCGCGAACACCTTCGCAATCAGTTCGGCGAGCTGTTCCTGAGTGAGTTTCATAGTCTGTTACCTCCTGTTTTGGGTCGGGATGATTTCAAACACCCGTCCGGTTGTTTTGGTCTGTGCGGGGCCGTTGCCGGCCTTCTGGATGTTATTCTGCACGGTGGGTTCCTCCGTCGCAGGCGGGTCCAGGAACGGGCCGAGAATTTCGGCCAGCTCACGTACCACTGCGATGAAGGGCTTCAAGGCGTCCAGCCTTGCGCGGGTCATTCTCCCGGCCTTGGCCTCAGATTTGAGAGCATCTGCGAGGGACTTGACCTCATCAATCTTGGCTTGGTCATTCATGGCCCAAGTCACGACCGATACCTCCCACAATCTGATTTCTTTCAGATGCCGGACGCCGGTGTCTGCGTCGAAGTCGAAAGCAACCGCGTCATAGCCGATGGACAGCTCATTCAGAACACCATCTCTTAACAGCGTCCGAATGTCCCGGCCCATCGAGGTATCACTGATTTTGCCCCGGATGTAAAGACCCTTTCCATCCTCGCGCAGCTCAATCGGTTTGCCGACAGGGAGCCAGCAGTCATTGTGCAGAGCAAGGATTTTGATACGGTCAAAATCCTCCCTGATGGTTTTGGAGAACGCGCCTTTCTCGATGATGTCATCCCCGCTGTCACGGTTTCCGAAAACAGCAGCATAACCAGAGAACTCGCCACTCTCATCAGAGCTTTCCAGTTCAAACTTGAACGCTTTGTACTCACGTGTAGAGGCTTTCGGCTCCGGCGTTGCACCGGCAGCTCGTTTTCCCTTATTTGCCATACGTTTCCTCCTTTCCTCAGAGATTAGGGCAATCTTAAAAACCACCGTATGTCAGGTAACACCGGCAGTTAATAAGCTCTTCCGGGCGAGGGTCATTCGGGTCACGCGGATAGCGCAGCCCGTTTGAGAACTTGGCGTCAATCGCCACCGTCTCGCCGTTCAAAATGACGTGGTTCGGACCGTTCGAGCCATCACGGGGATTTTTCTGCGGCCTGTGATGCCACGTCTTGGTTTTCGCCCCCGCCGCTTTCATCATGTCGAATTGACCGGTGGCAAGGGCCGTCATGGTCTCTTGCCGGGCAATGGTTTTTACCCGGGCGGTAGAGGCGTCTTTCAACTCGGTTTGGATGGACTTCCGAAGTGTCTGTTGGCTCATGCCTTCCGAAACACCTCGGGCGATGATTTCAGCAATGCTCCGCATCGTACTTTGTTCGATGCCCACGATGCGCTTTGCCCCATTCACTTTGGCCGAAGACACAAACTCTGGCCGGTCTACGCCAGAGAGGGCATACACAGTCTCGCTTATCTTCGCGCCGTCATCATAGGCGTGTTTCCACAGCGGATTAAACAGCTTCATCAGCTTTTCAGCCTCCGCCTGCCAGTCAAGCAGCCCGGATGCGATGGCCTCGGAGAGCCGCTGCTGCTCCGCTTCCGGGAGGAGCGCCCACAATTCGGGGTCAAAAGAGCCGCCCGGCAGCAGGTAATCTTCCAGCTCTGAAAGTGAGTTTGGAAGTTCCGCCTTTTCTGTCAGCCCGAGGACAGCTGACAGGGCGGATTGCTGACTGTCGAAGTGCTTTGACACCGCAGCCGCAAAAAGCCTCGTATTTTCCCGCTCGGCGATGGCCTCCTGCCGAGCAAGAATGGCCGTGTTTATCCGGCGGCTTTTCTTCTCGCCCTGAGTGGCCTCATTGAGAGCGGCCAAATCCTCTTGCACCAGCGACTGCGACACCTCTGCGGGGTCATCCGATTCGCTGAGGAACAAGTCGTTGATGGAGACCTTGAAGACGTTTCCGCCCTCGGTATCGGGCAGGTCGAGCAGCTCGCGGGCCTCGTTTTTGGTGATGAGGCCCGCATTGTATGCGTCGAGAGCCTTGGCCTTGTCAAAATCCTTATCGTAAGGAACAACGGGGTCGAAGCGCCACACTAGATTGTCCCCGAATAGCGGGAGGAGCTGCTTGTTGATCGCTTCCTCCCGCGCCCGAATCTTCGGCATGAGGACGTTCTTGGCGTAGATATACTGTGCGGCATCGGCGGTGGAGCGGTTGCTGTTCTCGGTGATGCCCATGATTTCGCGAGGCACCCCGAAGTGTTCCAACACAGCGTCCCGAATGGCAATCCGGCTTTCGATAAAGCCGAGGTTCTTGCCGTCGCTGCTGCCCAGCTCCTTTACGTCCACATTGCCCGAGAGCGCAGCCACGCGATGGCTGTTTTCCACGCCCTTATGTTTCTGGTTCCAGCGAGCCAGAAAAGCATCTCGCTGGTCCGATGTGGCATCGGGCATGAGGAACACCACTGGCGGCGTGGCGTCGTTGTAGAAGAATCGCTTCTGGAACTTGGCGGCATACTCGTCGATTTCCACTTCGTCTGCGATACTTTCCGCGATACCCAGCCCCCGCAGGAACGGGTCGAGCGGGTTGAGCTGCTTCATCACGAACATATCGTCTACTGGAACGGTCATGGTCAGGCCGCTGGTGGACACAATCGTGTATGACGGGCTGCCGAGGTAGGGCGTCATTTTTACCCAGTGCGGAGGAACATTCCACAGCTCGATGGGTCGGTTGTTTTCGTCCCGCTCGATGAGGAAAAAGCTCTCGCCTACCAGCAGCAGGTAGATTTCATGCAGCCGCCACATTGCCGAGCTTGTCATCTCGTACAGTGGGTTCGGCTGCTCCATAAAATCGAGAAAGCGGTGGTTTGTGATCTCAGTCTCGGTGCCATCCTCATTCACACGGAGCAGCTTGCCGCTGACGTTCGCGATGTCGCTCGCAATGCGGTCTACGACCGCAAGCCGGGGGCTTTTCGAGAACATATGAAGCCACTCGGCTGTGTTCATTGTGGGCGGTCTGGCCCAGCGAGAGACGAAGCTGCGGTTTGAGGAATCCATGTACTCGTCCCGCAGCTTTTTTCGCCTCGTGATTTCGATGTTAAAGAATCTCATATTTCACCTCAACTGAAGGAGAAGCCAAACTCCGGCTTTCCGTTTTCCAGTTCCAAATAGGCGTTTGCAGAAGCATCCACCATATCTTTCAGCTTGCCGACGGGGAAGTTTTCGAGTTGGCGGAAGTAATCATCGTTCCACTCAGCTATCTTCACATCGACATTTCCTGCGAGCCACTGTGAGGAAAACGGTTCAGCCCTCGTGACTTTATCTCCGCTTTCAAGAGATGTGGTTACAGTAAAACCGCCAAGCATCCGCACGAAGCTCTGGGCTTGGTCCTTACCGGCCTGCCCGGGGTCCTGCGGCAACCTGACGGTTACGTTTCCGTAAAGCGCGTTATCGCTTTGCGCGGTATTGAGAATGAGTTTGCGGACATCTGCACCGTTTTCGCGGACGTTTATCACATCAGCCACGAATATACGGCCATTTCTCCGCTTCCCGAGCAGAACGCCAGCGGTATATGCGCTGCTGTCGCTCCTGCTGTTCTTGCGGAGGGCCTGCGGCAGTCCATCAAGCTCATCAGCTTCTTCGGGGGAAGTGGCGGCCAAGTCCCATGCCCGAACCCACCGAACAACGTCAGTCGGGGTGGCGTGAAACATCTGACCTATCTTGGACCGCTTGAAGTAGTGGCCCGCCGACCGCCGAATTTTCCAGTTGCCGTTCAGCAGCTGCTCCTGATCGAACTCGGACATGGCTCGCAGAGCACCCATGTACCCGGGGTCGTGTTTCATCATCGCTTTGTTGTCGGACAGCTTTGCGCTGATGAAGGAGACAGATTTTACGTCCTCTTGGTCCTCCGGCGTGTACAGGTTGAAGGTCTCGTACAGTTCCTGCGGGGTGTCAGCCCAGTGGAGAATATTGTTGCGCCGCACGAAATACCGCAGCTTACCGCAGCGGCTCTCATCGGCGTACCCTGTTTCCGGGTCTATCCACCAGTCAATGAACTTTGCCACCCAGCTCTCACCGTCGGGGTTGCACGTTGCCCGGATATACGGCTTTACGCCGCAGGTGGAACGGTTTCGCGAGAACATATAGAAAAACTGGCTCTCCGTGAAATGCACGAGTTCATCGAACATCAGGAGCGGAATCTGAGAACCCTGCCAGTTATATTTCTCTTTCTCGTAGAACATATGAGCGAACGTGACTTTCGCACCAGACTGGAACCGCCACTGTACATTCGGCGTCAGAACGCTCGTCGCGCCGAGATAAGGGTAAATCTCTTGGCTCGTTGCGTACAGGCCGCCGGCGCTCATAATCTGCGGTCTGGACTGACGGAAAATCACGGCCTCAAACAGCTTGTTGTCGATGTGCCTGAGACATTCGAGCAGAAGGGCATAGGTTTTGCCACCGCCCGCCGCGCCGCCGTAAATGCAAATATCGGCTGGGGAGCGGAGAAACAATTCCTGCTTGCCTTTCTGGGGTCGAATGATGATGGGCTTATTCTCGGGT